GGCCATCCAGCACGAGGACCGCGCGCGTTTCGACGGCGAGGACTGGGCCATCGTCTCCACGGTCATCGATCCCTCCAATGCGTTCACCGAGCTCCTCTGCGAGTCTCTCGAGCCGGGAGACATCTGACTATGCCTGCCACCGTCATCGGCGACGAGGCGCTGGCGGCAAAGTTCATGGCCGCAGCCGCGCAGCTTGTTGCTGAAGAGAGGTTCTGGGTCCACGACGTGGGCCAGATCATGGAGCTCTCCATCAAGCAGAACATCGAGATGCAGGGGCTGGTCAGTCGCACCAACCGCGACAGCAGCAGGTACGCCCACCCGCACCTCATCGACACCACGCGCGTGTTCAACCTCACGGCCCACGGCGTCAGCGTCGGCGTCGGCAAGGATCACCCGGCCGCCCACGCGCTCGAGTTCGGCGCCACCGCTCACGTCATCGAGGCGAGCGCCGCGCCGCAGCTCTCGTTCTGGTGGGCCAAGGCCGGCGAGTGGTTCCTCGGCCCTCGGGTCTACCACCCAGGCAACATCGCTTACAGATACGCCCACAACGGCGCCCTCAACGCGGTGCTGCCCATCGCCAAGCACTTCGTGGCCCGCGTGGGCGCGATCTTCGGAGGTCTGTGATGGGCTTCCAGGCCGACCTCTACAGCGCCATCACCGGACACGCCGGGCTGACCGCTCTCATTGGGACCAGGCTCTACCCCAACGAGGCACCGCAAGACCCGGTGCTGCCCTTCATCGTCTACTACGAGTTCGCCACGCCGCGCGAGCAGGCACTGACGGGCGCGATCGTCGTGTCGAAGCCTCGCGTTCAGTACAGCATCTATGACGAGACGTACGCCGGCGCGCTGGCCGTCGCCGACGAGCTGCGCGCCGCCCTCCAGGCCACGAGCTACCTCATGGTCTTCGAGGACGAGCGCGGCAACAACGAGATGAGCAGCAGCCTCAACCGGCGCGACATCGACGTGAGGATCGTCCATGCCGGCTGACGCGAAACTCGTCGCCACCCTGGCCGCGGCACACGCCGCCATCGGCGCGCTCCTCATAGAGCTGACAGAGTCGCCGCCCGCGTCGGATGCCCCGGTCCCAGCACCGGCGTCGGGCGGCGGCGTACCGCTCACCTGTGACCACAAGAACCGCAAGGATCTCCGAGCGTTCGGCCAGGCCGAGCACTGGGAGTGCCAAGACTGCGGCTACGAATACCGGAGGTAGGCAGATGACGAAACCCTACCGGGCGAAGGTGGGCTTCTCGTGCCCTGCCGATCCCGTGTCCCTGTCGAACCGCATCGCCTGCCTCTCTGGCAAGGGCTGCGGCGATGTCGAGTGGCTGACCGTCAAGAAGGGCGACGTGGTCGAGGCATTCGACAAGACCATGCTGAAGGACTGGCTCGATCGCGGGTTGGTCGAGGAGGTGAAGAAGTAGATGGCAAAGTACTCGTCCGCGGACGTGGGCTTCCACCTCCTCGGTGGCTACAGCCTGCTCGGGACAGACACCAAGTACGACGACGCCGTTGAGCTCAGGCTCAACGACACCAGCGTCCTCGGCCAGGCTGATGAGATCTACTGGTCGAGCGGCGCCAAGAAGACGGAGATCACCCAGGAAGGTTGGTACGACGACGCTGTGGGTTCCGTCCACAACGCCTTCAACGACCTCCCTGTCACCGCTCTGCCGATGTCGATCGCGCCGCACGGCAACGTCAACGGCCGCGCGATCGACTGCTACCAGAGCGTCCAGCGCATCGGCTGGACGGTCCAGGTGGCGACCAGCGAGGTCACCAAGGCGCAGGGCCGCTACGGCGTCTGGTACGGCAAGAAGCGGGCCACCCTGATCCACGCCCTCGGCGCGGAGACGACCGCCGGCAACACCGATGTGCTCGACGTGCAGCTCCCGGCCGCAGCCACCAACGGCGGCTACTTCATCGTCCACGTCACCAGCGTCGTGGGCGCTGCCGGCAGCGTCACCATCGAGCTCCGCGACGGCGTCGGCGCCGGCACCACCTACACGGCCAAGGTCAACACCGGAGCGATCGCATTCGCCTCCGTACCTGGCACCTCGGCTCTCTGGGTGCCCTTCACTGGAACCCTCGGACCCTACGTCTCGGTGGCCTGGAGCTACGCCACCCTGACCGGAGTCACATTCGCGGCCGGCGTCTACGTCGCGCCATAAGCAAAGGAGAATGAAGTGGCGAAACACGGTTCAAACGAGGTCGACTTTCAGATCGACATCGCCGATGGAGGCTCACTGAGCACGGCTGGTGCAGCCGGGTTCAGCCAGTACATCACCAAGATCGGCGACTACACGGTAAACCGAGAGGCCAAGGAAGCCACGCCGTTCGGCGTCGTGGACGAGCAGTGGCTGATCGGCGTCATGAAGAAGCGCGAGCCGCTGACCATCGAAGGATGGTACGACGACACCGCCTCCAGCGGCCCCGACGCGATCCTCAACATCGGCCGCATCACGCATGCGGCCACGCGCTCGGTCGTCCTCACCTTCGCGAGCGGCAAGACCGTCTCGGGCGAGGTCTGGATCGAGAAGTACACGCGGACATTGGAGATCGGCGAGTACCACGGTTTCCAGGCGCAGCTTCGCTTCACCGGCACGATCACCGAGGCGTTCTCCTGATCGGAGAGCCAGTAGAAAGGGACTGACATGGGACTGCTCAACCAGAAGAAGCGCATCGATCTCGGCGAGGGAGAGTGGGCCGAGGTACGCCCGCTCTCCCTCGTCGCCCTGCGCCGGCTGCGCGCCGAGGTCGCCTCGGTCAAGCCTGACGGCGCGGACCAGTCGGAGGAGGAGGCGCAGGGGTTCGCGCTGACGCAGAAGGCGCTCGAAGCTTGCATCGTCGCCTGGTCGGACGAGTCTCCGGTCACGCCAGAGAACATCAGCCAGCTTCCCTACGAGATGACCTTCGAGATCGCGGCTGCGGTCGGCTTGGGCGAGCGTGACCGCCCTTTGCCGAGTGGGCCGAGTTCGACCGATACCTCCGAGGCGTAAAGGGCGCGGAGGCGCCAGAGGCATGGATCACAAGTGCCATCTGCCAGGAGTTCGGGTGCCGGCCTTCGGAGGCCGAGCAGGAGGACATCGCCAAGTGCTTCGACATCATGGAGCTCCGCCGGTACGCCGAGGTCTGGAAGGCCATCGATGACGGCATGTCGCAGGAAGATCTCAACAAGCACTTCGGCGGCAGCGATGCGCTCGAGATGGTCATGACCGTGCAGATCAAGCGCATGAAGGGTGAACTGTAGTGGCGAACTTCTACGGCGAATTGGTGATCCGAATCACATCGGACACCACTGGCCTCAAGAAGGGACTGAACGAATCTGCGGCGGCCACCACCGCGATGGGCAACGCGGTCGGCAAGAACAGCCGGCTCGCCGCCCAGCGCATGGAGCACGTCGGCCGGCAGATGCAGAACGTCGGCCGGCAGATGACGCAGTTCGTGACCCTCCCTGTTGCGGCCGGCTTCGCCGTGGCTGGAGTGGCGGCCTACAAGTTCGAGGACGCGCTCATCAAGGTCAAGAACCTCACCGGCCTCACTGCCGCAGAGACGAAGAAGTACGGCGACGCCATGCTGGCGATGGGCGGTCAGGTCGGCAAGACGCCGCTCGAGCTCGCGGACGCCTTCTACTTCCTAGCCTCGTCTGGCTTCAAGGGCAAGGAAGCGATGGACGCCCTCAACGTCGCCGCCAAGGCGTCGAGCGCCGGCCTGGGCGACGTGATGGCGACGGCCGACGTGGTCAGCTCCGCGGTCAACGCCTACGGCCACGAGAACCTCACGGCGGCCCACATGGTCGACGTGCTCATGAAGACGATCGAAGTCGGCAAGGCCGAGCCTGAGCAGCTCGCCGCCTCGCTGGGCCGCATCATGCCGGTGGCGCAGGGACTGGGCGTCAACATCGAGGATCTCGGCGGCATGATCGCCGGCCTGACGCTGACCGGCCTCTCCTCGGCCGAGGCCGTCACCGCCCTCCGCGGAGCCATGATGGCCCTGTCGGCGCCGACCAAGATGTCCATCGAGGCGTACAAGGAGATGGGCCTGACCTACAAGGAGGTCAGCGACCGCATCCGCAAGAACGGCCTCATCGAGACGCTCCAGTTCCTCTATGAGAGGGTCGACGGCGACCGTCTTGCGCTGCGGAAGCTCATTCCCAACGTGCGCGCCCTGAACGGTGTGCTCTCGCTGCTCGGTCCCAACTACCGGAAGAACCTCGAGGTCATCGATCAAGTCAACCACGCGCAGGGCAAGCTGAACGAGACGTTCGCGAGCACCAAGGAGACGAACGTCTTCAAGATCCGCAAGGCGTGGGCCGAGCTCCAGGCGTCGGCCATCAAGCTCGGCGCCACCATCCTGCCGTACTTCGCGGATTTCATGGAGTGGCTGACCAAGTTGGCGGACAAGTTCAACAGCCTCTCCGACAGCACCAAGAAGTTCATCCTTCAGGCCGCCGCGACCGCCGCCGTCCTGGGGCCGCTCATCATGATCACCGGCACCCTCGTCAACGCCATCGGCCTGCTCCGCGGCGTCATCGCCGGCGTCAACTTCGCCAAGTTCATCGGCGGCCTCAAGGCGATCGGCGGCGTGATGGGCAACGTGGGCACGGGCGGCAGTGGCTTCCTGGCGGCGCTCAAAGGCATCGGTCCTCTCCTGGCCGGCAACCCGTTCATGATCGCCGTGGCGGGGATGGGCGCGATGGCCGTGGGCGCGGGCATCCTGATCAACCGCTACGGCGAGGTCGCCGAGCGGATACGGAACATGAACCGCGCCGTCGAGCTCGTCGCCAAGGACGACAAGCTGAAGGAGTGGGCCGACAGGAACCTTGGCGGCCATCTCGAGGAGGTCATGGGCCAGACCACCTTCATCTCGGCCACGCTGGTGCCCACGGTGGACAGCAGCGCGCTGGTAGGTGGCGTGAAGACGGCCAACGCCAAGGCGCGAGCGCAGCAGATGATCGAGGACAAGAAGACGCTGCTCCAGATCGCTCAGGGGCAGAAGGACTTCTTCGCCCAGCGCGTCAGCCGGCTCGAGGGCATGCAGGTGGGGATGGAGGCGCAGGGCAAGGGTGAGGTTTTCGAGCGGCAGTTCGGGCAGCAGTTCGCGGATGCCAAGGCGCAGCTCGCCGAGTACACCGATGAGGTGCTCAAGCTCGGCGCCGCCGTCGACCGCACGAAGGAGAAGGGCAGCCGCATCGTCGTCCGCACCCAGATCCAAGAGCAGAAGGGCAAGATCAAGACCCTGGAAGACCAGCTCGACAGGCTGCACAAGAAGCCCTGGAGCGTGAAGCTGGCGCTCAGGGAGGCCGAGCTGCTCAGGAAACTCGGTAAGGCCCGCAGTGACCTCAAGGACTTCGTCAACGACAACTACAGCGCCACCATCGAGATCCGCACCGAGCGGGTCAAGAGCCAACTCCAGAACGCCAAGGACGCGCTGTTCAAGCTCGTCGGCGGTGGCGAGCGCGGCAAGGTCTACTCAGCCGAGGTGCAAGGCAAGATCGACAAGCTCACCAGCGTCATCTCCACGGGCGAGAAGGAGCTCCAGGCGCTCGAGGACACCGAGACGATGCCGGTCATCAACGCGAACATCGACCCGGCGACCGCGGGCATCAGCATCGTCAACAGCCAGCTCAACGCACTGGCGCGGCGGACCACGACGACCACGATCTACACGAAGACGATCCCGATGAAGGGCGTGCCTGTCGGCGAGGATGCCTGGGGTGGCTACTACACCAAGCCGCGCCTGACGCTGGTCGGCGAGGACGGCCCCGAGCTCATCCTGCCGCTCACGAAGCCGGGGCGCATGGCGCAGCTCATGCGCCAGGCCGGCATCGC